ATTCCTTTATACTGAAGTTGTTCAATAAGATATTCATGGTCATTTAATGCGAAATTTCTTCTTTCTGGAGTGTCTAAGTAAATATAATCTACCCATAATTTAAGGTCTTTCATTTTTGGTGTGAAATTTCCTACGATACTAGGTCTATGGTTATCTTTAAATTGAGCCCTTAAACCTTGTACATAGTTGAGGTCTATTCTGTTAGAAATTTTATTACCTGTATCGGAACGATTAATAACTACGATAGGTAAAGAAGTAAATTCTCTAAATTTAACATTTATCTTTATTTCGTGATACTGTAAAGCTACTAAAGGTAAAGCTAGACCTGGATTACGATTAAACCAAAATTGTAAAGGTATTTGTAATTTCTTCTTAGTTACAGCTCCATAAGGAAGATCTTTTCTATTTCTATAACCAACCATATTATCGTAACCTTTTTTCTTGTTTTCAGGAATAGTAAGTTCATTCCATATTTCCATCCAAAGTCCATAATGTCTATCAATAAGTTGACCCCCTATAAGAATACCAACTTCTTCGATAATAGCATGACCTACATGTTCAGTCCACGCTGCTGTAAAATATGTTTTCCCATTACCATCATTTATATTAGCTAACCCATCAGCTAATTTAGTATGGTCGAAAGTCAAAACCACTAGGTCATTTGTACTAGTGTTTCCGTTAAGAGTAAGAGCTGGTAAAGTTAACGTAAGATACATTTTATTAATTAAATCACCATCCCTAGTAAGAACAAAATTAGTTTCATTACCAAATTCTGGAGCAACCCTATAATCTTGAACAATAGATTCGATAGCAAAATTTGTACACCTTCTATATACTGATTTCCAAAAAGTTATTTCAGGTTTACTAGTTAAATATATATCTTGCTTTCCGTAAGCTACTAATTGCATCATACCACCACCCATTTAGTAATAGTCAACAAAAAAAATAAAAATCTTCTGCGAGAAATATTATTTCTTATAGAAAATTTTTAATTATTAAATTAATTAGAATATGCTAATCCTCCCATACCACTCATAACTCTAAGTACATTATAGTTAGTAGCAAACATCATTAAATTAAGAGTAGGTGCATAAGTTTCATTGTTAGGACTTAAACCTTTTTCTGCATCTGCTGGTAAAATCATAGGTTGTAAAGAATATTGTAATTGAGCATTATCAATTCTCGAAAAATTGCATGTACCACTTGGTTGATGTTCTTCTGGTCTAAGACTAAAACTGTAATTATAAATTTGACTTTCAGGTACTCTTGAATGATGTTGAAAAGGTTGTACATGTCTAAAATAATTATTAGGTCTAGGTGCAAAACGATCGTGACCATTCAATTGAATTTTATTAGTATAACTACTGGATAAGAAATCATGTACTCTTCCATCTTTAGGTGTTCCACATGTACCTAATGGCATATCTGCACTATCAACACAATCTAATATAAAAGGTTTTCCTCCTAAATTATTTTTACCAGCACTATCTGCTGTAACTTCGTCAGTAATGTATCCTGGATAAACTAAATTATGATCATTCCATCCAAAATTAAACCAAGAATTTTTTGTGATATCAGCAACAGTTGGACAACATCTGTTTTTATCTTGATAAACCCAAATTAATTCTTTTACTGGGTGATTAAAATTGATTCTATAAGTTCCTGAAACTTCCGTAGTAGCTGTACTAGGTGTACTAGTTGCTCCATTAAATTGAAGTTGTTCAATAAGATATTCGTGAGATTGTTGTGCAAATCTTCTTCTTTCTTCTGTGTCTAAATAAACATAATCTACCCATAATTGACAATTTTTAAGAGATTTACTTGTCTTTACACTAACACCTGTTCCTTGTATTCTACATCCTGATGCAGTATTTTTATCATCAATTCCCATAAAAGAACTTGGAAATTTTGATAAGGATATGTCTCCAGCAGTACCATTTAAAACCCAATCATTTCTACAATTACCACTAACTGCTCTTCCGTCTAAAACAACAGTACATAATTGATTAAGTTCTTTAAGTTGAATAATAATTTTAACTTCATGATATTGTAATGCAATAAGAGGTAAAGCTAATCCCGGATTACGATTGAACCAGAATTGAAGTGGAACATGAATAATTCTTTCATTTTTAGCAGACATTGCTAATTGGTGTCTTTTCTTTGGACCAATAAGTTCATCCATTCCTTCTTCTTTTTCTGCTGGTAAACTAAGCTCATTCCAGATTTCAAGCCAAATACCATAATGTTTATCAATTAGTTGTCCACCAATTTCTACAATAACTTCATCAATTAAAGCATGTCCAACATGTTCAGTCCAAGCTGCACTCACAGAATGCATTGAATCTGCTGAATTTGTTCCAATAACATTAGTAATACCTGCTGTTAAATTTCCAATAGTGTATTCTAAAACTGCTGCATCACCTGGAGTTGCAATAGGACTAGCTGCTTCTTGTACAGTTAAAGATGGTAAAGTTGCGACTAAGTACATTTTATTAATTAGGTCACCATTTCTGGAAATAGAACATGTTACTCTATTTCCAAAATCAACTGAACCTGCAAATGTTTGTTCGATAGATTCAATCGCAAAATTAGTGTTACGTCTGTATACTAGTTTCCAGAAGGTAATTTGTGGGTTACCTGTAAGATAAATATCTTGTGCCCCATAGGCTACTAATTGCATTAAACCACCACCCATAATATATAATAAATACATAGAAAAAATTTTTGATAAAATCTACGTATTCAATTAATTTGAAAATAAAATACCAGCTTTTCCACTTTCGACATTTAAAATATTATAATTCTTAGCAAATATATTCATTGATAGATTTTTATTTAATAAAATACCACTTGTCCTAGGCTCTAAATTATATCTTATTTTAAAGTTATCCAATCTTGAAAAATTTAAAGTTCCACTTGGTTGATAATCTTCTGGTCTTAAAGAGAAGCTATAAAGATATATTCCATTATCTGGAGAATTTCTATGATGTTGATAAGGTTGAACTACTGAGAAATATTTCCCACTTCTTGGTTGTAATCTTTCTTCCCCATGAATAAAAATATCATTAACTTTTTCTCGTGAAAGAAAATCATTATAAACACCATTCCATTTAGTACCACACGTTCCTAATGTACAATCTCCAGCCTGTGCTAATGTTTCTGAAGGGTTATGATTATATTTAAACCATGAATTAGCTCTTCCTATAATATTACCATTGTTATCCAATATGTTTCCACTCTTAGTAGCATAATTATTATCTTGAAAAACCCATATTATTTCTTTGATTGGATGATGAAGTTTTATTTCCTTGTATATTCTATTACTTGATGACTTTATAATACCTCCTGTTATATTTTGAATACTTTGTAATTGTTCTATAAGATATTCTTGTTTTTCATTTACAAATAATTTTCTTTCTTCTCTGTCTAAATAAACATAATCTATAAAAAGAGCGCATGAAAGTAATTCTGGAACTTCTGGACTAAAACTAGTTATTCCTTTGTATCTTTTACCAGTAGTGTTATTAACAGGTATTACAAGACTATCAAACTTTCTTATGTTAACCACAATTTTCATCTTTTCAGTGATAAGAGCTACTAATGGAAAAGCTAGTCCAGGATTATTACAAAACCAAAATTGCAAGGGTATATATAGAATTCTTCCTTCTATAGCATTGTTAATTAACTGCAATCTATTTTTTTCGCCTACCATTCTGTCTAAACTTTTTTGTTTATTTTTAGGGCATGATAATTCACTCCAAATATCCATCCAAATTCCATATTGTTTATCAATAATATTTTGAGAAATTTTTATAGTTATATCTTCGATCAAAGCATATCCTATTCTTTCGGTCCAAGCTGCATTAACATCACTTCCTGAAAATTGGCCAAATACTAATTTAAAATTATTAGCTGCTGCGATGTCTAAATCGTTTCCTAATATCATTTCATTAGTATGACCTTTTATTATGGTATTATCACCAACTAATTTGATACTGTTTACTAACAGGTATTTATTGACAAATGTATTATTAGCTGCGTTTTCTATATTAATAAGATCTCCAGGGTCAACTTGAGAAGTATAATCACTGTTTTGAATAGTTATTGTATAAAACCATTTTATAGTATGTTTTGTGTTATCAAAAGTTCCTGTTGTATCATTAGTCATTTTAATAGTTCCTATTTGATTATCAGTAACATCTCCGTTTTGTTTTAAAAATTGAAAAGTTGATGTATCGTAACTAAATGAACTAGTAATTATACCACTTGCAGTTGTATTGTCATTTCCTTTAATATAAACATAAGTACCAGAAGTTAGTAACTTGTCTAAAGCTCCAGTAGTTGTAGTTCTACCATAAGAAAGAGTATTGGTTTTATTAGATGGAACAGTTTCTAAGGTTACTGTAACAATATCAGTAGCGTTATTAGTATTGATTGTATTAAATTTAATTTCTGCTTCTTGTCCTGAAGAAAACACGTACGATATTGTAGGACTATCATTAGCTACGGTAACACTATCTGAAAAATTTTCTGACCATTTTAAAAGGACTTTCTTTTTACTCCCAGAAGAAGATTGATTATTACCTTGAATACTTAAAGCTGGTAAAGTGGCTACAAGATACATGTTACTTAATAAATCAGCTTGCCTTGCTATTCCAAATTCATATTTTTTCCCAAATTCAACCTTTCCTCCAATAACTGGAAGAGGTCTTGATTCAATTGCGAAATTTGTATGTCTTCTATAAACCATTTTCCAAAATGTTATTTGAGGAGTTCCTGTAAGATATATATCAGGGTGTCCTATAGATATTAATTGCATCAAACCTCCTTTCATACTACTTAAAAGAAAGAAAAAAACTTTGTAAAATACACTCGAGGAGTATTCTAAAAAGATTTTTATAAACAATAAGGAATATAATAATAAAAATCATCATCATCATCATCGTCATCGTCTTTTTTTGATGAGCTAGCTTCAGTATTATTTTTTTTCTTTTTTTTCTTTTTTTTCTTTAAATATTCATCCCAATTTTCAACTTCTTTGTTTTTAGTAAAATGTTTTTCACATACTTCACTCCCACAATGATCATGGTTTGCCCAATTTATTCTTTTATCTAAAACAGGTTTTTCATATGTTACGCCCCATCTTCCTAATTTAGGTTGTAAATTTTTTCTTTTAAATAAATTCCTAATCATATTCCTAGTATATTGATATTTTTAAATAGTTTATTTGAGACTAACACAATTTTTACCATCTTCACAATCAAATAACTCATCAGTATAAGTATTCCACTGAAATCTATTTTCCGAAGGTCTGTATACACAACCTACTGGTAAAGCAGTATACTTAAATTTATCCCATTTAACATTAGGTCCACCAATAATAGTAGATGCTTTTTTACACTCTTTTTCATTCATTATAGGAATATATTTTTGATTAACAACATTATGTTGTGGTTTTCCATCCTTGGATATTGTAAAATCTTCTTTTGTTAGTGCTTTTGCAATACATTCTTGTCCACCAGTACCACATTCTGCTGACCCTGAACCACTTGCACCAGTATAAAAATATATACCTCCAGTATTGCTTTTACCATTACCATTATGTGATGGTGCACCAATCATAGCATTATTCCCATGAATAGATACACCCCAACCGAAACTTTCTTTATCTCTACCCACAAGTTTTTTATATAGTTCACCCGTTTCTACATTAAATATATATGCTGCACCTTTACTATTATCATTATACTTAGAGCCAATAATAGCATACTTACCCGAAATACTAACGCCGTGCTGATCTCCAAACTTATCTTCTTCTTTACCATCTTCCGCAGTAAGTTTATGAAGTTGTTTTCCTGAAGTATCATAAACATATGCTGCACCTTTATTATTATCAACACCCTTAGCACCAACAACTATGTAATTACCATCAATACCAATAGAATAACCAAAATAATCTTTCTTTTTACCATCTTTTGCAGTAATTTTATGAAGCATAGTTCCCGTACTTACCTTAAAAATATATGCGGCACCTTTACTATCTGAATCATCTTTATCTCCTACAACAGCATAATCCCCTGATATTCCCACTGAACAACCAAAACTATATTTTTTCGAACCAGAGACAGTCAGTTTATGAAGTTGTTTAACAGTTCCTCTAATATTAAAAATATAAGCAGCACCTCCTGACCCGTAACCAGTAGCACCAGCAATAACCG